TCAACAAAACATTTAAAACTTTAGAACACGTAGGTGTAATCAATTCTCGTAATACTGTTTCGTGGGGGTCTTTTGTTGAGTCTATGAAATCTAGTGTTGAAACGGTTATATCCAAACCCTCCAATTTCTATAATTCCCTATTAAACAAATTGTTATATAATCATACTTGATGCTAAAGGCATTTATATAATCCCTACATTCTTTTTAAATTGTCTAATACCCCTAACACTTAACACTTCTTTTTCATATTTTGAAACCCAAGAACTCTTTTTCTTAGATTCCTTGGCTGCTAAAATAACACCGTTTAATTTCTTACTAGCGTTTTTGCTAAAATTATTTTCTGCAATAAACTTTTTGTAATTAGATTTAAACTGAGTTGTTTTTACCGTTCCGCATGATGTTTTCATCTCTTTTAAATACTTGTTTGGCATTTCAACAGCCAAGTTGTCAACAAAATCATATTTCCACGGAACTGTCTGGTACCAAATGTTTTTATTGGGGCAGCACGATAATCCATCCGTAATACTTTGATCACCTGTGAGTAATATATCCTTTACACTATATTTCATAAGAGATAACATTTTTGCATTTGGTACTGGGAATACACTAGTATTCAAAATAAGTGTATTGGTTTTATTGTTAATAACTTTGGTTTTAGTTACCAACTTGTCTTTATCCTTACCTTTGCTAATAAACTGAATTGTACCAAAATACTTACCAATAAACTTATTCAATTTTGAAATATTTAGACCGAATACATATTTTAAGGAACTTTGAGGACCTATTATTTCAAACACTTTGTTACTTTTATACTTTTTAGCAATCATTTGAACAAACCCGAAAATACAATTTCTCCATAAAGGGATTTGTGTATCTCCTGGAGCTCCTGCTATATAAGCTAATGCATAAGGATATTTTCTTTTAATAGGTTTTATTTTAGGTTTTGTTAATAACAAACCAAAGTAACCTTTCCCTACACCAGTTGGAAAATCAAATACTTTTTCTAAATCGTCATTGTATTCTGAAAAAAAGAATGTATTAAACTTGTTTGAATAGGATATTAAATGTTTGACATCTCTAAAATTTACCGAATAGTCTTGATTAACTGGTGCAACAAACATTAAATCGTATTTAATTTTAAAACCAGATTTATCAAGATATTGAAATCTACGACATTCATTATCATTGTTCTTAGTTTTAAGTGCAACAATGTTCTTTTTGCTTTCACCTAATAATGTTAATTTGTCTGGAAGTGTAGATGCGATATCAACTCTACATCCATATCTGTCTCTTAATAATGCAGCAAGTTTATGTGCAAACATAAGATCACCAAATCCATTACACGGTGTATTTAAAATTACTATTTTTAATCCTTTTCCACACCCTTTTTCACATTTTTTGTTTTGTAATATTTCCCACGGTATTTCAAATAAATCAGAAAACGTTTTTGTTTTCTTAATCTTATTTTGTAATATCAATTTGTTCATTACTTAATACAAACAAATTAATTTGATAACATTTATAAATCGAATCATTATGATTGGTTTTATATTTATTAATATACGCATCCTTATATTGACACAGTCAATTGTTGTGCGATTACATAAGCGCAGCAATGAGTCCTAATATAATAGCAATAAAGGCTGGCCCTGCAACAAACCAAGCCATAATAAACTTAACATTCATGTAATAGGTCTCATCTTCCTTATCTTTACTAGACATTGGGAATGTACAGTTTGTATCATCAAAACTACATTCCATATCATACCAAGACAAGATTGTCCATACTGCAAGTGCCATAGCAACAATACCACTAACACCTCCGGATACAGTAGCTGTAGCTAATATTCCATTGCTTTTACTTTTTCTTCCACCACCCTTTCTTGCCATATTATAATTAATATATAAAAATATTTTTATTTTGTATTAAATTGTCAAAAATAAATTAGTTTTAGGATTTAATTACAATTTAAAGTAAAACAGAAATATTAAGGAATATAAAGAATAACTAAAATGAAATCCTTTGGTGATATTTACCAAATTCCCAAATCATGTAATTGTGGGCGAAAACCACTTATTATGACAAATGTTTCCAAGGGAATTATTACAGCTAAATGCAGGGTTTCAGAAAATAAATTAGTTTCTATAAAAACTATGAAATTAGAACCTACTGGGAAAAAACCGTGTGATTTTAATATGTCTATCCAATACTGTGAAGCACCAGAAATTACACTTGATTTGGACTTGGATAACCTAAACATTGATTCAAAGCTAAAAAAGAATTTGAAATGGATGATTAACAATTACGTAGAAGACAGGAATATTCTTATATATTACACAGATTTGTTCAAATCACAGGAAACAGACCCTGTTTTTGTAGAAAAATGTATGAAAAAACTAGAAAAAATAGATATTGGATTGTTGAATAGTATGTCTGGAAAAATCAAGGCACTTAAGAGTTTTCCAGATTATAGTAAAATTCATGAACTAATTTGGATAGTTCGGGAATATATTAACCCTAAAGCACAATGGAAATTAGAAACAGTCGACCAGATTAAGGATTTTTACTCGGATATTAGGGAAATATACCTAAACACAAAAAAACATGGTTTTGTTTATGAAGTACCATTTCCTAGAAAAATATGCCACCCCAAAGCTAAACCGGTAATCAAGAAAGTTTGTAATGAATGGGTGGAAAAAGACCCACTTCTTATCCCGTTAAGGAAACCAAATGAAATGAACAACATTAATGTGATTAGTAAAAAACAGGTTGTTGAATTTAGTGACAGCGAAGACGAAGATAGTGACAATGACGAAGAAGGTAGTGACAATGACGAAAATGTTGAAAAGGAAGATGAAATGTTAAGTGATATAGAAAGTTTAGATGGAATCGTACATGATGATGATGATGACGAAATTAAGGATGTAAACAACGAAAACGAAACTGAAAATATTGAATCTGACAATGAATCTGACGATTCGGAATTTTCTGACTAAAAAAATATTATGTATTATTAATGAGTTTCTTAAATAAAGACATATCTACAAAAAAATTAAAATTATTGTGTAAATTAAGGGGTATTTCTAATTATTCTAAACTAAATAAACCAGATTTGTTAACTTTGTATAACCAACACTTGTCTATAATTAAAATCCAAAGGTTTCTGAGATCTAGGTGGATTGATGGGTTATGTCCAATATCAATGGAACCTGTAGAATTTCCATGTTTTGCATTCAGACCAAAAGGATTTATGATTGATAAATCAAGAAGTGGTACTTCATTTATATATTACAACCTTGTCCCACTTATAGAATATTTGTTATCTTCAGGAGATTTTAGAGATCCCAAAACAAGAGAACCATATACAGAAGAAACGCTCAAATCTATAGATAATTTTAAATTGAAAATGAAATTGAAAATGAAAAGTGTTTATAAAGCTAGTATAAATAAAACCCTTTATAGAAAGAAGAAAGATATAGAAGAAGAATTAACAGTTTTAGAAAGATGTATAGACGAAGTAGTTTCGTCTATTAGGATAGCATTAGAAACAGAACAACATAATGATTCAACAGTTACATTAAATAGTTTTCATTTTCCAACATTTCATAGATATTTTAGAAATATACTATATAAATCAAAAGAGTATGGACAACAAGTATTACAAAATACAATTCGCGTTATTACTGGACCAGAAGAACACCCAACACCAGACCCAAATGGTATAAAGGATTTTATCCTACAGTTTATGTATACACTAAATATGACATATTTTGATTAGCATTATTATCCTTAGGGGTTTCCAAAAGGAAATATTCAAAACCTAATCTACTTAAAGAATTAAGTTGATATTAGTTTAAAGAAAAAAGATTTGTTAAAATGGAGGTTAAATCAAAAACGTTTAGGAAGCTTGTAAAGACTAGTAGTTTACCCGAAATCGAAACATTTAATAACTATGTTGATAACATTGGTTGCGAAGATGGTTTAGCGTCTAATATTTCTATAAGTGTTTTTGTTGTTTGTGCTACTTTTCAAAGTTTTATAGATTTAAAAATATTGATAGATCTGTTTAACAAAGATAATGATGGGTCGTTTACATTGGATTACAAACCAGAATCCAAAAAATCCAAAAAAATTAAAAAGAAAGGAGAAGATTCATTTTATAATAGTCTGAAAATCAGATCGGTTATAAAAGGAAATAAGATTTGTGCAAAAATCTTTAAAAATGGTAGTCTTCAAATAGCAGGCTGTAGAAGTATAGAAACATGTCATCTAGTACCTGAAATTATGAAATCGTTTTTGTTGTCTTACGGAGAATGTATTATAGCTCCAAAATATGAATCAAGGTTTGATTTACCTAAACACCAAAATAAACACAGTACATTTAAATTAACCAATAAGAAATTGGGGATGATAAACAGCAAATGTAAATTCAAATTTAAATTTAAACAACAAATACTTAAAGAGATAATTAACCAAAATAGTTGGACCAAGGGAGGGAATTGGAGATTTGCTACATACCAACCAAGTATTTACCGAGGTATTAATGCAAAATTTTGGATTGATTCTACAGTAGAGAAGTGGAGTAATAAAATAAAATTAGACCCGGATGTAAAAATAGATAAAAAAGTAGATGGTCAGGTAGCAGTTTTGATATTTAGATCTGGTAGTGTGATTTTAACAGGAGCAAAAACAGAATTTGAATTGAGGGCAGCTTATGATAGTATAGTACAATTGGTTAGAGAACACCCAGAATGTATATCCAACGACAGTGACAGTGACAGCGATAGCGATAGCGACAGCGACAGCGATTAATCATTTAAATTTGCAATTAGCATGACAATTAATAACAAAAGGGGTAAACCTAAACTTAAACCTATTGTTATTTTTTCATTGATTAATTCTTCTTCTTGTAGTTCTTCGGAACTGGGTATTTCCATGCTCGAATCTATGTTTTTGTTACACTGACAACATGCATCAATTGCATCTAGATCATCCTTTTTGAAATCATCAAACTTACCCCAGTCATCCTTCCACCCATCTCCATAAGTTCCGTTTTCATTACACCACCCAAATTCTGAATATTGGGAACAATTGTAACCCTCTGAATCTTCCCATGTTGTATTACATTCTGAAGTTTTAGGTTTTAATGATCCCTGGCTTGTATCAGCTTCAATTGTAATCTTAGGATTATTTATTTTTTCTGGGGTCATAACCATCGTAGAACCATAATCAGTTCCTTCGTAACTAATAGGGACATCCATAGCCATAGATTCATTAGGATACATTGCATGTAACCAATATCCTGGTGGTATTTCCAATGTTTCAGGTTTCCCGTTAACTAAAACTTTAATTCCTCCTGAATAATAATCGTTTATTGGCCAACTGTTTCCCCAACTGTTTCTGCATATCCAAAATGGTAATTTCTGTTTACCATCTGATCCAGTTACAGTTTTTACTTCTTTGTTATCAATAAATGTTAAATCCAATTCTCCCCATCCAACTATTACAATAGCATGGAATCCTGAAAAGATAGAACCTATTGGACTTTTTGATTGAGTACCAGTATCAGTTACAACCGATTGTTCACCTTCTTTGGAAGTTACTTGAATTGTCGTAGAACCTCCCACTGCATTAATAGAAACTAGAGGAAATAACTTGTCGTATGCTCCGGGTACATACACCTTCCCCGTTGTATCCCAATTAAACACCTTTGATTGATCGCCATCCGACCCCAAACCAGCTCCATCAGTTTCCAATCCTAAGAAATCACCCAACACCATATACCCCCCAACAATAGGTCCACCCTCCAATAACGCCTTCTTCATTAGTTCGACATAATGGTCTGGGCTTCCCTGGCTACTACTAATATAAACTGGTTCAACTTCCATCTTAATTTTGTCTGTTTCAAATATCTTTTTATCACAAGGGTGTGCGTCTATTAATCCTTGGTTCATATTTGGGAATGATGGTGTTTTGTCACAGACAAAGAGACTTGGTGTGTATTTAGTCTTACTATCGTCCGGTAATCCATTCCTAAACATACTCAATCCCGCAGAATAAGGAATTCCTCCGGAACACATCCCCATAGAACTCCCATTGCGACCTAATTCTTCATATGAACTCATTATATCACAATCTGGTGTATCCACAACAGCAAATACGTTTTTGTGCATCTGTTTAGTACAACAAGACATAACCGAAATTACACTTGGGTCAATAGGTAAAGTATCATTGGATATTCCGTATCTATCTGAAAATGCCATACTAGACGATACAGCCCAACAAGCACCACAACAATCCTGGTTCATAGGTTTCAATATCTCGTATACCTCTAATTGTTCCTTACGATGTTTGTTGGGATCATCGAATTTATTAGATCGGACAGATGTCCAATTCAAACACGGAATCTGGGCTGTATTGTCAATTGTAACACCAGACTGAAACCCCCTAAACTGTTTACTATCCGATTGGGGGGCTTTACCATACCCGGCCTCAATAACTGCATTAAGGGGAGGTACTTTGAATACTTGAGTACCTGTTGATCTAAATAACCCAGTGTTTAAGAAACTTTTGGAACGCATTTTGATGTCTATTGATTTATTAAATTTTGAATGTTTCTTGATAACATCGTCACCCATTTAACATTAAGTTAGATTATAAATTGGTTTATTATATCCAAGTAATGAATTTAATACTTTCAATCGTTGGTATAACCAATTCTTTTATACCTACCAACTCCCAATCTTTTTCAACAAGGTAACCTTTATAACCAAATAGATGATCTGTCGGTAATTTAGAAACCAATATGTCATTATTTCCACTTACATATCTAATTAGTAGTTTAACACTTCGAATTTGTGGCATTATATCCAATTAGTTTATTTAGTTTATTTATTTTTAGATTGTTTAACGCGAAACCTATTAATAAGTGTTAATACTTCACGGTCTACGCGATTCATAGTTTCACTGGGGTCCGGAACGGGATCAAAAGTGTCACCATGTTTATAACCTGATTGATACCTACGTTTACCCCAAATCTCTTTACCATCTTTGTTCTTTGCGGCTTGACAATAATGCATTATTTTAGCATCTGGGTCATCGTTGTTATCCCAATCATTACATATACCAAGATTGTCAATCTGTTTGTTCTTTAACTCGTGCTTTTCAATAGCCGTAACGAATGCAGACATATCCGCCATCCATTGATTATGCTTTAAATAACCCTTCTTGGCATAATTGGAAACATCACCAGCAATCTTTTCCATATCTCCCATCTTTATTGCGAAAGGAAACATCAAAGGTCCCGAATTATCGGAATTACTTTCAGATTTTGGGCAATACCCCGTGTCAATAGAAGTTTGCGAGCAGTATCCATTGCTATAACCTTTCCATTTCTGCCCTATAACTTCACCCATTTTAAAATCGTTTCTTGGGTCCCATGATTTTATAAAAATCATGTCTGGGTCTAGAAATACCAATGTTGCTTGTTTATTTCTTTGTTTAAATTCGGGACTTAATCTGTTTATGAAGTATTCCATAGACCCTGGTTTATTCATTACGGGCCAAATCTTAGTATCCGTGAGTTTGGAAAAATCGGGTGTTATCATTGTATACCGCTCCTTCGGATCTTTCGTTTTTATGATGGGTCTTTGGTCTTTGCTGTCATCAGAAACTATACGAATGAGTATTCCTGGTTGTTTGGATTCTTTGAAACTAAAGTCTAATAAATCAGATTGCCATTCTTGATAACCTGAATTTCCAGCGCTATACAGAACATATAAATCAGAATCTGGTAAATTATCACTTTTATCAAAATAAACACTTTTAGGTGAACTGAATAATTCTTTATTACATAAACAACAAGAGAGTATTAATAGTAATAGTAAGCATATACAAAGAACCCCTACGAGATTCATATACTTAATATAAATATTTTATTCACACAGCCAAATTTAAAGGAGGTCCCCAATCTTCACTTACCGGATGTTTAATAAAAGCTAATGTACCCACTATTAAACCAACAACCGATCCGAATAGAAATCCATGAATCAACGGATAAATACTTTTACCATCAATACTAGCTATCAATCCTATAAAACTTGCATAACCTATATATATTGAATAAGCTGCCAAGCTATATGCCAATCTATAATTATTTGCTCTTAATTTATCATTTAAGTTATTTCTAAATATCTGTATTCTATTCATTTAACAGTATATATTCGGTATTTGGTTCTGTTTGAGTCTCAGTGTTTTTACAGCTAATTGATTTTGCTTTAGTTTCAAAACGGTTCTTAATTCTTAACCCTATTAAGCCAAATAATATTGTTACACCAGATACAAATATTAGAGGACTTACATTTGCTGTTTGGTTGTAATCACTTCCACAAAATGCACACTTGGTTTCCATCTTTATACTAATTATTTATTTAATTTATTCCTTTAATAACTTTACACTTTTAAAATCAAAAATATTCTTGTCTCCGATATGTTTATCTATTTTATCAAAACTAAATTTATTAGTAATAACCTTTATAATACCAAATAATATAAGTGTTATAAATATAAAATGTATAGTACTTAGAGTTTCTCTATATTCGGAATCTTTTATAAAATTGTTATTGACAAAATTATAATACGTATTTTTTATATAAGATTCTACTTTACCAAATAAGAATAAATCATCCCAATCATCCCACTCTGTTTCTTGACTACTAATTGATTTTATGTGATGACCTCTGTGTCTTTCTCTGTCGTGAATACCCATTGTAATTCCAACCTGTATTAAGGAACTGTCAAATTCATTAGGAGATATTACAAATTCTCTAAATCCATTAGTTTTATAAAAGTTGTCTCTATCTCTTACGTGGTAATATTCGTGACATAATATATCATACATGAAAAAAAACATAAAACTCCAAAAAATTACATAGTTAGATAGGAAAAATAATACGGTTATAATAAATATCATTTCTATATTACAAAAATAACTTCCTCTATGATAATTCGGATATTGTTCATAAATACCAGCATCTCTAAAATGATGATAATGTGCCAGTGCGGTAGTTCCATTTTTAGTCATTTCTGGAAATTGAGAATGAAGCCATAAATGACCAGCACCAAACATAATTTGTTCTGTAAAATACCCAACCAATACAAAAAATATAAAATAACCTACTCCTTTTATATCCTTAATATTTGCAAAAGCTCTTATTAACATCCAAATAAATCCAAACTTAATAATTGTGTAAATAAAAGGAGTTGCTAATTTGTAATCTTTTTCGGACTGTTTTTTTTCTTCTACAAACGTATCCATTCCCTAACCAAAACAAATATTATTTTTCAAACTTTTTAATTATTTTTTTGTACATAATTTCCATCCCTTTGTCCCATTTATTAGACATCCTATCGTAACACATAGCACATTCAAATTCTTCTAAACTTATTTTAGGTTGGTGTTTCCAAACGTGTTTTAAAATAAATTTAATTTCAGTTTTAGATCTTTTATTCGTTAATAGATATTTACTTTCTTCGTCGCTGTCGCTGTCGCTGTCGCTGTCGCTGTCGCTGTCGCTACTACTAATAAATTCTGCTTCATCGTCAGCTATATATCCATTCTCTAATAAAAAATCAAAATAATTTTTGGGTTTTGAATTCGATTTAGACATTAATGATAACCTTTTATAAAATTTTTGAATTAAAACATTATTAATTAAATAAAAGTATAAGTTAAATGAATCGTTCTGCGGTCATTGACAAAGTCAAAGTTATTGTTACCGGTGGTTGTGGATTTATAGGACATCATTTTGTTGAGCATCTAATAAAAAATACTGATTGGGATATAATAGTACTAGACAAATTAAGCTATTCTAGTTGTGGTTTTGAAAGATTGAGAGATACGGGATTACTAGGGAATGAAAGATTGAGTGTATTTCCTGTTGATTTATCAAACAAAATATCAAATGGTTTGATATATGAACTAGGAGATATAAATTATATATTTCACTTAGCGGCAGATACACACGTTGATCATAGTATTTCTGACCCAGTTGGAGTCGTAACCAACAACATAATGAGTACTTTACACATATTGGAATATGCTCGAAAGTTAAAAAATCTTAAATTATTATTGTATTTTGGAACAGATGAAGTCTATGGGGAGGTTGGAGACCATTTATTCACAGAGAATGAGAGACACAACCCAGGTAATCCATATTCTGCATCTAAATCTGGAGCTGAACAATTATGTGTAAGTTACACAAAGACTTTTAATCTACCTATAATTAGGGTTAATGTTATGAATGTTTTTGGAGAGCGCCAACACGTTGAAAAATTTATTCCTAAAATAATATTCAAATTACTAAATAATCAAGAAATAGACATTTATACGAACGAAGAAGGAGAGATTGGGTCTAGATATTACATACACGCAAGAAATGTAGCAGCAGCAGTATTGTTTATAATCCAGAAAGGGACAATAGGAGAATGTTATAATATAATGGGAGAAAAAGAGATTTCAAATTTAGAAATGGTTGAATTTATTGCTAATGTTTTGGGTGTAGATTATAAGCATAAATTAAGTAGTGGAATAAGACCTGGTAATGATTTTAAATACGGGTTGGATGGTTCTAAATTATCGAATTTGGGGTGGGAACTTCCAAAAGATTTTGTAAATAGTTTAACTAAAACTATTAATTGGACGATAGAATATAAAGATTGGCTTAGTTATTATTATTAATGAGCACCAATTAATTTAAAAAATAAAACACCAGTATTTATTAAAATGATGAAATCTAGTTATTCAACAACTAATTTGAACATTGATCCTGAACAAGGGAAATGGGGGTTTGATTCAGTAACTAACAAAGAGTTGGGATGGTGGTTAGCCAAGGATACTAATGATAAAAGATCTAGGTACGTCGAATCAGTGATCAAACACCTCAAACTACCTAAGGTTACAGATAAACAAAAAGCGTTGGAGGTTATTAAATCCGATAATACCCGAATGTATCTAACCCTTAGTGAAGAACTTCGCGACGACCCCGAAATTTTGGAAATTCAAGCAAAAACTCATAAGGGTAATTGTATGTGTGAAGCTAGTGAAAGATTGCAGAATAATGTTGAAATGGCTAAAATTATTATTAAATACGATACAACTAATATTCATTATCTAACTGACGAGATGAAGAATAACCCCGAAGTTATGATGGTAATTGCAAAAAACAAGGGTGGTAGTCAGATGATTATGGAGGCTGGTTCAGATATTCTCTCCAATAAAAGTATTGCTTTAGTTTCTGTATCGAATATTCCGTATACGTTAACTCATTTTAATAATACGATTAGGGATGATTCAGAAGTTGTTTTGGTAGCCATCAGTAAGGATAGAGACTCTTTAGTTTATGCATCACCTAGATATCAAAATTTTAGAATGAAGTATCTTCCTATTTGGATGATTAAAACAATTGGGGTTGATAATTTAGTTTAGTAAATTGTCGCGATTAACTAGGGTTTAAAAAATATAAACAATATATAAAATGAAAAAACATATAATTCAAGTTTCAAATATTGCGCTAGGTTCATTTATTTTTAATGAGTATTACAATTTATTGGTTAGTAATCCATTTACTTCTAAAAGAGCATCTATATTATTATTTATTGGTTTTTTAAAAAACAAAATTGAGGTTATACAAGATTACAGAACGATTTCTAATGAATTAAAATTTATGTATATAAAGTATTTGGGTGTATTGTTTCCAATTCTGTTAGATGTTGCAATCCAACATACTCACCTAAGTATTGAAATATTGTACAGAATAAATATACTAATGGCTATGTGGCTTGATTATAAAAGAAAAGCATACTATAATGTGTTGTTGGGTTTTTTTGTAATGATTACAAAAATGTTTAAACAAGAAGATACTGATTTTAAAACAACTAATCAGTTTGCATTAATATACACTGTATGGAATTCATATTTTTCCTATTTAAATATGAAACAACACCCAAAACTACAAAGTAGTAATTTTGCAAATATAGTTCAAATGACGGTATCCTTGATAAGAAATTATTACTTAAAGGATGTAAAATGGCATGAAGAGAGAGTTTATGGGTTAGCGTTTACTTTAATTTATGACAGAGTTAAAATTGTTTAAATGCCTTTAGCATCATTAAAATAAGTTTATTTCTATAAATTAAAATATTATATTATTGTTAATACAATGGCACAAACCGATTTAAAATCAGATGCATGGTGCGGATATAATCAGTCAGCAAGTCCATTCTTTTGGGTTATGGAACCAGGACAATACGCAAATACTTATGTATTCGGTGAAGTTGGTGTTAGCGCTGCTGGTGGTACAGCCGGAAGTTATGTACGTCCAGAAACAATTGACGTCTCTTCATTCCTTAGTGGAAGAGATGACATGCTTAGTAAATGTCAACCTCCTGTTCCAGACCTGGAAGAATTAAAGGTTGAAGCATATAAGAATCAGAATACTGATAAAACTATTAATTTGTTACCAAAATATACAAGAGAGAAGAAGAGTGCTATCGATCTTGGTTCTATAGATTACAATCGTTGGACACCACAAGACATTGATCCTCAGGATCTTAGATTCGTTGTTGAAGATATGTGGGCTCAGCGTGGTGGACTAGATACCCAAAACTATTCCAAACTTGCTTGGGCTCCTGGTTCATTCGCATACAAAGAAGGTGCATGCCAAACTATTCTCGACCCTGCTCGTGCTTGTGGTGAATATTGTGACACCGTGAGTGGTTACTCTGGTAGAACCAAGACGGGTGCTGTTAAGAGTGTTGTTGCTAAAGGATTTTCCAAACCTCCTAATGAGCCGGATTACCCATTCGTTGGTCCTTACTCTCAGGATGTTAATGCTGTTGGTGCAGATACCTGCGGACCTAACAACTTCTATGGTCCAAGATATATGGACGGAAAATGCAATAACCCCCAAAATAAAATGCTTGAGGGTGTTGCGGTTTCTCTTGAAAAATTCCCTTTACGGGTTTAAAATTAGATTAGTTAGAACAATAAACAATGTTCCTGTCGTTAAATAATCAACTCGTTGAAAAATATTCTGGAAAATGGCTTATTTTTAAACAATTTGAATTCAATTTAATAATATTTAAAATATTTGTTAATATAAAATGTTATACAGATTAGGATTATTCAGTTGCCCTAAAAAAAAAAGTAAAAGCAGAAAAGGCGGAAAGAAGCGTAGTTTCGGCAAACGCAAAAGTTTAAGACGTTCAAGACGTTCTGTCCGTAAAACTACAAAGAAAACAGTTAATATGGTAGTTATGGACCCTTATGAAGGTATTGTAAAAATGGGAGGTCAAATAGTCGAACTTCCAAAAGGGGTTTTAGACAGACTAGAGGATGCTTCTGGTACAATTATCAAGAAATCAAGCAAAATCCAGGTATTAGACCCAGTTAAGGGTGTATTCAAGATTGCTGGAGAAATTGTAAAAGTTCCGTTCAACTTGACTAAGAGTGTAACGGACAATGCCTTACCAAAAAGACGCGGAAGCAAACGCCGCGGACGCAAGAGCAGACGCAAGAGCAAACGCAAGTCTCGTAAGTCTAAAAAGAGAAGCTATGGTAGACGTTTTGGTGCTTTTGGTGGTGGAAGACCATCAACTCTGTTAGGTATGGAGGGTCCTTACATGGCAAGTAGTTTTGGCAAACGTAGACGTTTTGGTGCTTTTGGTGGTGGAAGACCATCAACTCTGTTAGGTATGGAGGGTCCTTACATGGCAAGTAGTTTTGGAAAACGTAGACGTTCCCGTAGAAGTTTTGGTGCTTTTGGTGGTGGAAGACCATCAACCCTATTAGGTATGGAGGGTCCTTACATGGCAAGTGGTTTTGGCAAACGTAGAAGTTTTGGTGCTTTTGGTGGTGGAAGACCATCAACCCTATTAGGTATGGAGGGTCCTTACATGGCTATGTAATTTGCTTTGCAAATAATTATCAAATTTATTAATACTTTATTATATACTTTGTAATACTAATAAAATAACAAACTTAAACTAACATAAAGATTAAGTTTATTATAATATTAGAAATAATTACGTGCGTAATATTCTTAAAATTTTATTAAAATAACCAATATGGCAGACATTAATATTAAGGACAAAGAAGTAAAAAGTTGTTTAAGTGTGAAATGCGATAGTAAAGAGTTTGATGAAAACAAAGATTGTGTGTATTGTGTTAAATGTTTTTTAGTACAATCTGTAAAAGAAGAACCTGTCATAGAAGAAGTGGATATTTGGCAAAAATATAGTGATATAATCAAAAAGGAAGAGTTAGGCAGTGATTATTCGGATACCGATTCAGAATTTGACGACGAAGAAGGCAATTATTGTATTAATGATGATTGTTGTGAACCAAGTTCAAGTTTTGTAGAAACTATTGGGTATACATTATGTAGTGAGTGTGGAACAATTCAAAAGTCTATAGTTTCTGAAGATCAAGAATGGAATAACTATTCAGACGGTCAGGGTAGAATGCAAAACAAGGGGAGATGTGCAGGCCCTAACAAAAGTTTGAATCCTTACAGTGATTCGTTGAGTACGTTTATTCCCAAAGGGTTTATGATCAAAAGTAGAGCTATTGTTTGTGAAGATTGTGGAAAATATTTAAGAGTACATAGTGACAAAGAATGTCAAGATTGTAAATCTACAAATTTAATAGTCAAAATGTTAACTCAAGACCTGTCAAAAATCCACATGAGATTTAATTACAACCATAGAGAGAAATCATTTGATATAGTTAAAAATGTTGTTGAAAATATGTGCGAAGGGTACACAACTCAACTTACAAATACAGCATTGGTATTGTGGGGAGAGATTATGAAAGCTAAGAAGCTTACAAGAGGTGCTGTTAGAAAAGGGTTGATAGCATGCTGTCTTTATTATTCGTGTTTGCACCATGGTTGTCCCAGAACACCTGCAGAAATTTGCAAAGACTTTTACATGGTTAACACTAAGCAGTTTAATAAGGGAGATAAAGAATTTAGAGAAACGTTTGAAAATTCGGAAAAATGGTCTCACTTATTGCAAAAAACTTCAGAATCGGAGGAATTTTTCATTCGGTTTTGTAATATTTTGGATCTTGGATTTTCTTTGAAGAACAAGTGTAATGTTTTGTACAACAAGTATAATTTGAGTCAGATGGAGGTCGTTCCAAAATCAGCAGCAGCAGGAATAATTTATTATATTTGTACACAAGAAGGAATAAAGATGTCAAAGACTACGATATCTAATAAATTGGGTGTTTGTAATCCAACATTGACCAAGTCTGTTAAATTAATTGAGAAAAGTATTAAGAGGCATAAGAAGAAGATGAAAAAATTGGGATTGGTTGAAATTTAAGATTGCGTCGCGAAGCTTTCATAGAATTGTGAAACTTATAAATAGATCAAATAATTTGAATTATTTATAAAATTTAAAGGCATTCGTATAATTTAGACCTTTGGGTCTTTTATTTTAAAGTTTTGTACTTCATCAACGTTTTATAAAAAATAAAGAAGTTTCCAGACGTAAACAAGAACAGACCTAGTAATTCATCCTTAAACCAATAAGGTTTGGAAGGATCATGTTCTATAAAAGGCCCTATCATCAATGATTTGTAAGTAAAATAATTACTATATAATATTCTAGAAAAGAATATACTAATCACTGACAACACCCAATTAATCTTTGTTGGTGTTTCCATAAAATTGTTTTGAAAAGGATTGCTTATTTCACAAAGTGCGTGACGAGAATAATTATTTGTTAATACAAACTTAGATCTAGGAAATGCTTGAGTAAGTGTATAAAGCATCACAAGGTGATGGACTAAATAGTATTTATGGTATTTGTACATATAACAGATATCTGCTAAAAAATACCCCAATGATGTACCCATAGTAATATGCTCTGTATAGACATTAGTTCCTTCTGAATCAGATTTATATATAGACCACATTGCTAATAGCAATAATACTCTAGCATGAAGTGTAGATCTAGTAAAATCGTTTTTAATGTTATAAAATATTCCACTAGTTATCAATGCGGTATATATTTGGATTTTATCCATAGGTTTTATAAACAACTATTAATTATTTTAACCAGTTTAAACGAATTAATTGTCAATTTCCGCTAGCGGGGCAAGTCCAAACTTCAAACTACCTAAATTAGCAACAGAAAATACTAGAATTAATGGATATTTTTCTTTAATATAAAGTTCTATATTGGAACACAAACTACTTGATTTACAAAAAAGGTTAAGATATTTAAGTGGGAAGTTGCCCGATACTGGTGAATCATGTTTTGATATAACCAGTCCATTTGACGTCTCCCCAATACTAATATTCTGTTTTGCAAAATCCCCTTCAGCCTCCATTGAGAATATATCACCCTTACTACTAATCTTTACTGTGCTTGAAATAGAAGCTAGATCTCTGCAATATTTTTGAAAATCTACACAAGGCATTGTTATTACGGAATCGAATGATACGTGAGGAATTTCCAAAACAGCATCATCCAAATCAAGTAACTTTAATTTCATATCATTTTTAAGACTTCTATCTCTGTTTTCAACAAGAATTCCTAAATTAAAGGAATCTTCTTTTTCAATATAAAGTGTTAACGTATCATTATTACCGATACTCTTCAATAATTTAAAAAAAGAAAGCATATTCAAACCAATCTGGGTAGTATCGCTACAATAATATTGTTCGAATTGGGCAGAATCTAGTTTTAAATGCACTAGTGCAACTTTGGAACCGTCCATACTCATAATTTTGATACCCGATGTATCAAAGTAAACATTGACATCTGTCAATACCTCTTTTAGTGCCTCAGATAAAGTCCTTATTGTACCAGCAGATACGGTACTTAAGTATAAAATATATTTCTCTTTATCTATGTTATCGTCCATTTTTTCCGTCTTATTAACTCTGTAACAATTTATATCTTTAACTTAAAACGCAATTATTCCTTTAAATTCCTTTAATATTTAAATAGTAAAATCTGGGTTCCAATCTAATATCTTTGTTTTTTTAAGATCTAAGGTAATTTGATCACCAAATGTATCTGCTATAGTTATTTTATCCCAATAATCCAAATCAAGATGATGAAGTATATGGTTTAAATCGATCGCTAAGCTATTATTGTTTTTAAAAATACTCTTGTAAAAATCACTGTTTGGTCCCATAAATCTTTTCAAATCGTCTGTAATATCTTCGGCCGTAGAGCCTTTGGATATAAATGCATTTATAATACCTCTACTAATGGTAGACTTTAACCCATTGGTATTAAAATAGTTTGTGTGTTTATCGGTTCCAAAGTTGTTGTCTAATTTCATAGTAAATTCTTTATTATCATGAGTATAATGTACTAACGTTACTTTTGTTTTATCCAAATTCATCGAACATTTACTTTCTGGTTTTATAGTTTTAAGATTGTAGGTGTAATTCAACCAATTAGAAAAGTGTAATCTATCTTCATCACTTAAGCAAATGCCTTTAGCATTATTGAAATCCTGACCGGATTCAACGTATTCCAAACTTGTTACATCTATATATCTATGGTCACTTAATAATTTCGAATTAGATAAAAATACTTTATTATAAACTTTGTGAAAAAGGTTGTTAAAATATTCGAACAAACTGTGTCCAAAACTAAAAATCATATTGTTTCTTGTGTACGAATAATCATAAATTTCGTCCATTATTTAACAGTATTTTTAATTTTTAATTTGCAAATAAACGTTGTAAACAACTTTAAGATTCCTTGAATCCAGACCAAAGGTCTGAGTTGTAAACAACTTTAAGATTCCTTGAATCCAGACCAAAGGTCTGAGTTGTAAACAACTTTAAGATTCCTTGAATCCAGACCAAAGGTCTGAGTTGTAAACAACTTTAAAGATATGAAACACACTTAATAGTAAATGGGTGATACTGAAGCTATTGATGCGGATGATGAATCTGAATCGTCGTGTAACAAAGAAGTAGTAATAGTTAAGAAAAAAAGAGGTAGAAAACCAAAAAATTCAAATGTTGTCACGGAACCCGTTGTAAAAGAAAAAAAGAAAAGAGGCAGAAAACCAAAAGTAGTAGATCCAGACGAAACAGTTGAAATACCAAGAATAAGAAAAAGAGGCAGAAGGCCCAAATGTCCGGTAAAATCTATAAGTGAAATTAGAGAAAAGTTCAAAAATATAGACGACAAGGTAGAATTTTCCAAGAGTAGTAATATAATAAATGATAACCATAGTCAAACTCACGTCCCGTTTGGTAATTTAAATATTATTGTACATAAACCTCCAGAAATTGATACTACCGAATTAAGGAAATTTTATAAAAACAAAGAACCTTCTTCGTCTTTACAAAAACCTAAAAATGACACGGTTGAATTAGATTACCATTCTTCTTTTCATTCAGAAAGCGAATCAGAAGTTGAGAGAAAACCAATAAAATATTGCTCTAAATGTAAATGCGGTAATGAAGAAATAGAAGTAGAGGGTATTGAGCTTGTTAAAACAGAAAGAAAAAAGGTAAACAAACAACTAGTTAAATTCTCTACTAAATTAGATGATTGTGGTAAATGGCCTACAAGTTCAAATAGTTTGTGTTGGTGGTGTTGTCATAGCTATACAACTGTACCAATTCCAAGTGTCATAAAATATGAAGAAATAACTAAAAAATATCATTTAAAAGGTTTATTTTGTAGTTGGGAATGTTCTTATGCTTTTACATCAGAAAATTGTAGAAATTCTTCAGCTATTGGAAAATTGTACAGAGAATGGACCGGTGATAGAAAAATGAATGTTCAGAGAGCTCCTAATAAATATGTGTTGAAAGCGTTTGGTGGGCATATGGATATTTCCGAATTTCGAAAGAGTCCGTATGTAGACAGAAAGATATATTTATCAGAAGATCATAGGATGTCGTATGTTAATCAGGATATATTAGAGGTATACACTGAGATGGAAAAGAAAAAGAAAAAGAAACTCAAACTAAGTAGAAAGAAACCACTCAAACATACAGAAACATTATTTGAAAATATGTCATTGAGTTAAAGAACCCAGTAACTCCAATAATTGGATTACAAATAGTGCTATTAGTAAATATAATATCAATTGTATTAAGTGACTAGCATTTGCTGTTGAAATATTACCAAAATCTTCTCTTCTTTGGAATGGGTTAAACTGTTCAAAACCCATTGTGTTATGGAACGGAATATTACCAAACTGTTCCTTGGGTGCAAAATATCTGTTGAACGGATCCCATGCCTGGGTGTTACTGGTTTGTGGGACCCATCTAGGTAGAGGGTTAATAGATTGGTCTATAACTCTTTGCTGAAATTCATTATTTTGCCTTAAACAATGTTTACAGTTTGGGCAATTAGAATCCATACCATTTTGTGTTGATATAGTTTCACCTTTGGGTGCTGTTTGGGCTTTTTCAATTCTTTTATTATATTCCTCTTCTCTTTTTTTGTTAGCAATTTCAACAGTTTTTGATTCATTTTGATTGGGTTGAACCCCCCATCCAGGTCCATAAGCATCGGCTAACGTACAATAAGTAGGCATCCTATTTATTTATATAGGATTATTTTTATTTCGAGATTAAATCGAAATTATAAAACATTAAATTAACTTAACTTATAAAATATGGATAGTTCTGTTACCTTTTTTATTACTGGACAATCTTACACCACTTCCATTACTATCATCAGAAAAATCAGTTAAGCGACTGTTTTCATCATCATCTTTGGGACGATTAAAATTTTGTTGACCAAACCCAGTCATAGACGGTTCATCACGAGGATTTTGGGGTCTAGGTGGAGGGTTTTGGTATGCCTGAGCAACATTAGGTCTTTGAACACCACCCATTCCACCACCCATTCCACCACCCATTCCACCACCCATTCCACCCATTCCACCCATTCCACCCATTCCACCCATAGCACCCATCATTGGACCCAATCCACTTAACAAACTAGCTATATCAAACCCTCCCGAAGGAGCCCCCATATTCTGGTTAGAGGGTGCTGGTACACCTTGGCGGCTTTGTTGGCCTGTTATATCAGCAGCACGTGCTGCAGCTTGACCTAACCCAGCCATTAAGTTGGGATCT